CGGGCACGGAGCGCATCCTTCTCGGCGATGTTCCCGGCGTACTGAGCGATGTAGGCGGGGAGCTGATCGGCGAAGTCGTCGCTCTTCTGGAGGACGTCGATGATGAAGTCGACGTCGGCCGGGGCGTTGCCGTCTTCGATCATGATGTTCCGGAGGTCTTCGGTGGTGGGGCTTGTTTCCATGTCTTGAGTATGCCTGATCTTGTCAACACTTGTCAACTCAGGGTTGGCGTCTACTCGGACAGGTTCACCTTCCGGCACCTCGGACACATGATCCGGAACGGCGGCGTAATCAACTCCGCCAACAGCTTCCCGCAGTCCGAACAGCGAAGCTCAGCGGGCCACTTCGCCTCGACGTCGTCCCCGTAAGGGTCAGGAGACCTCACGGGTCACGAGGAAGTTCACGACGTGAAGCATCCGGTCGTGCGAGTCGCGTTCGAGAGCGAACGGTGACTGGACGGGATCAGCTAGCAGGTACCGGGTCGAGTTGATGGTCTCGTTGTCGATCAGGCACAGGGCGACGAAGACGTCGGTGCAGAGAGCCTCGGCGGTCGAATACGCAGCGGCCCGGGCGATCACCTGGAGGCCACGGGTCTCGACAGGTGGGGCGGCGTTACCACCGAACACCATCTCGGGAGCGGTGCCTCCGGTCTCGTACACGGCGACGAGAGTGTCGGGCGTGTCGGGTCGGCGACCGAGAAACAGGTTGGTCCCGAGGGTGAGGTCCTGCGCTGCGATCGTGGCCCCGTTCAGGTAGGTCCCGATGTCGTCGAGGAACGCCATCAGCCGGTGGCTTTCGCTGCGGCGACCGACTTCGCGATGATCTGCTCGGCGCGCTTGCCGACCTCCCTCGACGGGAACTCCAGATACTTCGGGCCTCGGCCCTGACCGGGTGCGACCGGGCTACCGCCCTTCGACTTGGGAGGGTGCGCCAGGGTGAGGTCTTCGTGTTGGACGAGGGCGTAGGGGGCGGCGGGTCCGCCGTAAGCGATCTCTCCCACGATCTGACGGCCGATCGTTTCGACGTCGGTGGTCTGCGATCGCGACAGGGTGCCGGTGTCGAACGGGACCAGCTCGTCGGCGCGTGCGCCGATCTCCAGGAGGATCTGACCGACGCCGAGCTTCACGCCTCGCTCGACCTGACGGCGAGTGCGGGCAGCTTGTGTGCCGAAGTTCGACGTCACTCGGCTCATCGGTTGATCCTGCCGACGTAGACGATCTGGCCGACCTGACCGAGCGGGTCAGCAAGCGTCTCAACTGCGACGATCGGCCGGGTCCCGGACACCGGGGCGGGGAGGGTGATCTGGTCGCCGGTGTCAATCGTCAGGGTCTGGCTCGGGATGAAGACCTTGTATTCGACCTCGATGTCGGCGTTGATTCCGGCCGGTTGGCTAAGGACGCGTTCGATGTAGCAGTCGAACGTCGTGGCGTCGCCGGTGAACGTCGCCTCGCCGTAGTTGTTGAGCGTCGAGGACGTGCGGGTCTGCACGGTCTGCGGGGTCATATTGACCTGGAGAGCCGTAGCGAACACGGCGGACGACGCTGCCCCAGTCATGACGTGAGGTCGTTGTCGTCGCCGGGATACGCGCGAGCATCGCTCGCTCCGTAATCAGACGTATTGGCGAACTGGCCCGACGTGAAGAACGGGTCCACCCGGTCCGAGTTGCCGCGGTCGATCAGCTTGTCGCTGATTGAGATCCCGCCCGCATACGGGACCGGCACGAGGTTCTCTCGACCGGCGAGCGCTCGAAGTTCTTCGGCTTGCTTGCGGGCGTTGTCTGCCTTCTGCGACAGGTCGACGCGCATGTCGCCGATCGCCTGGTTGGCGAGGCGTGAGAACTTGGAGGCGATCGCGATCATGACCCGGTAGGCGACGGTGTAGAGGTCGGTCGTGGCGGTGCCAGAACCGGTGACCTCGGAGTTCGTCCACGCGATCTCTTCGTCGCTGACGAGTTGGTCGTTCGTGTCGGTGTCGCCGACCAGGAACCGGATCGAGTCTCGGGCGTTCGTTGCGGGGTCTCCGGAGTACGTCCAGGTCATGCCGTCATCCTAGAACACCCGTTCGTCGTCGTCATCGGGCGGGCGCGCAACGACCCCCGGGGAAAGGTACCCGGGGGCCGCTGTGTACCCAGAGTTACGTCGCTGGATTAGGCGACGCAGTTGGAGAAGAAGTACCCGAGGGCCGAGCTGACGACCTTGTAGTCCCAGCTCGACTGGATCTCCAGACGATCAGCCCGAAGGTGATCCATGCGGAACCGGCTAACGCTCGTCGCAGTTCCGAACCCGCCGCTGTTGGCGAGACCGGTCCAGGAGAAGTTGTAGCCAGCGGACGGCTGCATGAGACCGGGCGAGTCCGGGACGTATGCGAGGAGCATGTCCTTGTCGCCGATCTGGCTGTAGGACGCCGAGGCGCCCTCGTCTGCAGTGTTCACGATCGAACCCATGACGTACAGCTCGTCGAGGCCCAGGGTGCGGGCGATGAGCGTGGTCGTGAGGCTCTCGGAGGTCGTGTACTTGTAGCGCTCGACGATGTCGCTGTGATTCTTCAGGATGCTAAAGACTGCGTACGAGCAGACGCCGACGTTCGGGCGGTAGCCGGTGTTCGTGAGAACGGTGTTGATGCCGGTCTGCACGTCACCGATCGGGTCCGAACCCGACGACGCCGACCACAAGGTCGACGGGGTCGTGTCGGTGCCCCAGATCGAGGTCCCGAAGTAGTTGGTCGCCCAGTCGCGCTCCTGACGGATCAGCATCTGCTGCGACAGGTACCGGGTGGCGTCCTGGTCCATGTTGAGCGGTGCGTCTGCGTTCGCTCGGGTCTGGTCGCCGATGTCCTTGTGGAGTGCCCACACGGACGCCGAGTAGCTGTCGGTCGAGAGGCCGTAGCCCGAGCCTGCCGACTCGGTGCCGTCGGCGCGGTTCTGCACCTCGTCCCGGAAGAAATCCTCCTGGGAGTACGTGAAGAACTTGTCCGACTGCTTCGTCACATTGACCGTGGGGAAAACCTTGCCCGCAACGAAGTGGTCGGTGTCCTGCATGTAGGCGACGGAGATCCCCGTGAGGATCGCGTCGACATGGACGTCTGATTGAGTTGGCTGCGGCATTAGGCGGCCCTCCCGTTAGCGATGGTGATGAGTGCAGTCTGGAGGGTGCCAGCGGCCCCGCCCGTCACTGCCTGTCCGATGTTGTAGACGGTCGTCTCAGAACCCTGAGTGACCGGCTGCGCCTGGCCATCGGCAGACGTGCCGATGATGTTGCCAGCGGCGAGGGTTGCGTCAGCGCTCACCTTCGACATGCCGAAGACACGCACCACAGCCTGCTCGCCCGAGGCGGGCTTGTTCTGAAGCACACCGATCGGGACGTCGGTAACGGCGGCGCACACCGTGACGGTGTTGTCGCCCGACATCTTCACGATGTAGTACTGCTTCGCCGAAAGGTCGGCGGAAGCGGTGAAGGTGCCGATGTCGACACCGGGATCGTCGTAGGCCATTGGTCAGCCCTTCTCGCCGACATATGCGGCGTACAGTTCGGGACGGTCCTGCGCAACCTGCGCGACCGCCGTGTGGAAGTTGGAAGCCTTGCCCTCGGACATGAGGCCCTTAGCGAGGCTTTCGATGGTGGAGAACGCGTCGCCGTCGCCGGGGGCGTCGGTGCCGAGTTCCTTAGTTACGCCCGCCTCAGCGAACGCGATCTGGCAAGCGTCGAAGACGGCGGTCACGGCGGCGGCTTGCTCGTCGTCGAGCGAGCGCAGCACCGGGACGAAGTCGTCGGTCATGCCGGGGACCTGATCCCATGCGGCGACTGCGGTCGTCGCCTTCTCGATGGCGGCGGCCTCGGCGAGTTCGTCGCGTTCGGCGGCTGCCTTCTCGAAGTGGATGGTCATGTCTGTGAGGGCCTTCTTGAGATCGCCGAGTTCCTTCGCCAACGCTTCGTCAGCGACCGGGGCTTCGGCGACCTGGTCGGCCACGTGGGTTTCTGCCACGGGGTCTCTCTCCTGGTCGGTGATTAGGTCGGCGAACGCGTCGGAGATCGGGTCGTCGGCTTTCATTACTAGCCAGCCCTCGACGAGTGAGGCGGGGTGGTCCACGCCGGACACTTCGTCGAGGGTTAGGTCCACGAGTTGATGCGTCTGCACACTCGGGAGAGTAGTGGGTCACGAGGGGCGTGTCAGTAGGCACCCGAAAACGGGGACCGCCCCGACCTGGTGGCCGGGGCGGCGTGTCCTCGATGCGGGTCAACTACTAGCCACGGAGGCGCTTGTTGGTGGCCCGGGTCTTGGCGGCCTGGCGAGCGATGCCAGCGTTCCTGGCAGCCTGCCACTCGGTGAGCGGGCGGACGACGATGCTGGAGTTGCGGTGGATGTCGATCGTGACATCGACGCCGATGCGCTTCGCAGCGTTGCGGATGCGGGCGGCGATGCGGTTCTCGTAGAGGTCCCCGCGGTACTCCGGGATGTTGGTCAACTCGATGTCGATGATGTGGGTGCGGGCCATCGAGGCGATCATCGCCGGGTGGTCGATGAGGACCTCGCCGGTGTTGTTGTAGGTCTCGGTGTCGGTGATGTGGAAGCGGTTGCGGTTCGTCATGTGATCAGTATGCCTGATGTTGACAAGAGTTGTCAACGAATTGTTCAGAAACCTGTCAGACGCTCCAGGGAGACGGTCGGGTCGACTGGAACGGGACCACCGCCTGCGCCTCCCGGCCGCCCACCAACAACTCCGACAGCGCCCACACCAGAGCGTCGAGCCGGTCCGGTGAGGGGCCGTCCGGTGTCCAGGTGCAGAGCTGATCCTCCAGCTCAGGGAACGTCCCGGCGTGATGGACCCGGCCCTGCTCATACAACGCTGCGACGGGTTCGGCTCGGGTGCGTTTACCTCGGGAAGCGTGGACCAGCTTGACCGGGACGGAAGCGTCGACGGTGCGAAGCGTGTGAGAGATCATGTCGCCGCCCTGGTTCGCCTCGGCGACGATCCGGTCGGCCTTGTGGACGTGGTGGGCGGTGATCGCAGCAGACGCCCACTCGGCGGGGCTGCCTCGCATCGAGCGGTCCTCCAGGACGTAGCCGTGACCGTGGTCATCGGCTCCGGCGACGATGATGCCGGTCTCGTCTGAGTCAGCGTTGGCGGTGGCTGCCGGGTCGATCGCGACGACGATGCGGCGCAGGTTCGGGACGGTGGTGGTGCGGGCGTCGTCGAGCATGTCTCGGGTCCAGAGTGCGCCGTCAGCGTCGAGGAGCATTTCGGCTTCGAGTTCCTGCCGTCCGAGACGGGTGCCTTCGTAGCGTTGCTTCATCTCGTCGAGGAACGCCGAGGACAGGTTGTCGGCGTTGTCATACGTCGAGCCTCGGGTGACGACGCAGTCGGACCGGTCGGCGAGGGTGCGGATCAGGCGGGTCGGTCTCGGGGTGGTGGTGGCGACGGCTCGGGGACGGTCACCGATGCGTAGCCCGAACATGAGCTGATCCCATGCTTCGGGGTAGCGCCAGGCGGCGACCTCGTCGGCCCACGCAGCGTCGTGGTTCGGTCCTCTCAGCCGGTCGGGTTCGTCGGCTGAGTACGTCGTAGCGATCGCGCCGTTCGTAAAGGTGACCCGACGCTTCGAGGGTTCGTACCTGGGCCGGGTCTCGTCGGGGAAGATCCGGAGCAGACCGGACTCGCCTTCGATCATCGTGTCGCGCACGTCGGCGGCGGTCGCTCCCACGAGTGCGATGCGTCCGGCCTGGTTGCGCTCGACTTGCTGGCGGACCCACTCGGCACCGGAGCGGGTCTTACCGAAGCCTCGACCGGCGAGGATCAGCCAGATGCGCCACTCGCCGTCGGGAGCGAGCTGGGCGGGGCGTGCCCACGAGGACCAGTCATACAGGAGCGACCGGATGAAGTGCGGGTCATAGTCCTCGGCCCAGTCGATGCCCTCGGCGGCCCGGAGCCGTTGGACGACCGAGCGCTGGTCAGTCACGCTTCGAGCTTGCGGAGACGCTCCCGAAGGATCTCGCCGACGTCAGTCCGTAAGGCGCCGCCCTCCGGACCGCTGACCTCGACTTGTCGGGGGGCGTCCATCCCGAACAGTTGGCGACGTGCGCCCGAGACTCGGACGGCGGAGTTCGCAAGGGTGGCGAGATGGTTAGGGTCCTTGTCAGGGTCGTCAGCGACCTCTTCGAGTGCTGTCCAGAGCTTCTCCCACAGATCCTCCAGCCGTTCGCCTTCGGCGACTCGAACGTCCTGGACTGCCTCGGACCCCCAACGGCGCAGCGCTGCATCGTAGGCGTCTTTCGCTGAGGAGCGGTTTGCGTAGCCGACATGGACGGCGATGCGCTCGAACGTCCAGCCCTCACGCCGGAGATGGAGGACCTGGCGGTAGCGTCCCGCCTCTTCCTCGGTCAGTGCGACTTCGCCGTTGTGCTTCGGTGCGGGGTGTCCTTTTTTGCGGGCCATGTTCGGAGTGTAGTGTTCGGAGTGCTCGGGGTGCCGTTGCCGGTGGTGTTGGGCGGTTACCGTTGCGGGTGATGAAGCTGGCCTGGATCAGTCGAGCGCGCTGTCGAGGCGCCCGAGCCGAGGTGTTCTACCCGCCGAACTCGGACTGGTCCGAGGCGCGTGCAGTGTGCCGGTCGTGCCCGGTGTCGGTGGACTGCCTGGAGTACGCGCTGGAGACTGATGAACGGACCGGGTTGTGGGGTGGGTTGACGCCGTTGGAGAGGTCTCGGATCGCTGCCCGGAGGGCTGAGGGATCGTAGAGTTCGGCGGTCCCTCCGAGGGTACGGTGAAGGGCTCGGAGTTCGGCGAGGTTGAGGTCGTCGAGCGTTACCCGCATGACGTCCAGCAGACGGAGGCGTCGTAGAGGACATGGAGCCGGGTGGCGATAACCCACCCGACGAAGATGAGACCGGCTATGGCGGCGAGGTCGGTCAGTCGGTTCGTCATGCTCGCTCCTGACACTCTGGGCACGTCGCCTCGTTGGAGCCGTCGGAAACCTTCCACCCGTCTTCGGCGGCTGCACGCTTCGCCTCGTCGGCGTACCTCTCAGTCTGGCCGTACTCGCCACAGTCGTCGCAGCGCACGGCGAACTCCCGATGCATTCCCATCAGCTTTGCTCCCACGCGACCATCTCGGTGATGAGCGGGATGGACCAGAGACCGTTCTCGCCTGCGACGTCGCCCGCTTCATCGAGCCATCGAGCGACGTCGTTGTGGTCGTCGTGGCCTAGCTCGATGTTTTCGTTGTGGAGTTCGAGTTCGGCCTTCGTGTTCGCTGCCCAGTCAGAGATCTGGCACAGCTCGGGCACCATCACCTCGGGACATCCGAAGATGTTCGCCAGGGTGGCGGTCACGTCGATAACGAGTTCGGTGGTGGTTGGGTTGGTCATGGTGATCCTCCTGGATCGGTTGTTAGTTGGTTGGTTGGTTGAGATCAGGCGGGGTACACGTTGCCGTCGATGATGCGGAGGCCGAGGCGGGGGAAGCCGTCGGCGTTGTTGAAGGCGCGGTACCGGATGGCCGTGTTGGAGTAGTTCTCGGCCGTGATGTCGTTGCGGGCGAGGAGGTTGAGGATGATGTCGCCGTACTCGGCGGGGGTGAAGTCGCCGCCGTTCATGTCGAGGACGGCTTCGGCCTTGTCGTCGCCGATCGGGGTAACGGTGAGGATGGCGGTGAACATCTCGATGCCGAAGCGGATGAAGTCGGTGATGTGGGTGGTGGTCATGGTGGTCTTTCTTGGTCGTGGTGGGTGGTCGGGTCAGTAGGTGACGAAGTGGCGGACCATGTTGCCGTCCTCGTCGAGGAGGGCGGTGCAGCCGTGGCGGTCGGTGTAGTCGAAGCCGCCGACGTTGATGACCGGGTGGCCGTTGCGGTTGATGCGGGCGACGGTGCCGGTGCTGCGGACGATGTCGAGCGGGATGTTGCCGCCTCGGCCGATGACTCGGACCTTGCGGCCGATGACGTCGGTGCCGTTGGCGAGGGCGGTTGCGGTGGTGAGCGGCTGGTTCATGTCTTGAGTATGGCTGACGTTGACAAGAGTTGTCAAGGAATTGTTCAGGAACCTGTCAGGAAGTTGGGCCGGGGTGTTTCATGCCGCAACCGCGCCACCACAGCGCACACGGGTACACCGGCTCTCCCGGGTCACCATGCCCCGGCCCAGAACTGTTGACGGGCGTAGCCTACAGCACGCGCACCGACCTCGACTCGCTCGTCACCTCAGCGAACTCGTCCGGGTCGAGGCCACGGTCTCGAAGCGCGCCGACTCGCCAGTAGGAGATCCCGGCGCACTCCCGAAGGGCACGGGTGACGACCACCCAGGACGGCTCGACCTCGCCGGTGTCCGGGTCGATGAGGCGTTCGTCCAGGGCACGAGACACGACATGCTTCGTGACCTCGTCGTGATCCCATCGCCGGTTCCGTCGCTTCGACACCTCGACCAGGCCGTAGTCGGTCTCGGTCTTGCGACCGGGTGCGGTGTCGTGGATCTCGTCGATCAGGAACTGCTCATGCTCTCGGAGCTGAATGATGCGCTCCCGAGTTGCGAGGAGTTCCCGGGTCAGGTCGTTGAGTGATAGGCCGTGGCCTTCGTCGTGCGGCAGACATTCGTCGGGTCGGTCGTCGAGCGTCATGCTGCTCCTCTCGGACCGAACCGGAGCTGCCACATCGTCGGGTCCCACGCCTCGCCGTCTCCGATAGCGAGATGGACGCCGCCCTCCGAGTGGCCGACGATGACGACGGTGTCGTCCTGGATCGCCGGGTGGGGGATGAAGTGGACACCGACCTCGTCGTGAACGGCGGCCTGGATGATGGACGACACGACAAGTCCTCCGTGGAGATCGTTGAACTCGACGCCGATCGCCACGCAGTCGTCGATGATCCCAGCGATGAATGAGCAGAGGCTTTCCGGCTCGCACCAGGTCAGGAGCACCCCGTACCGGAAGACGTCGACCTCGCCGAGTTCGTTGACGAAGAACTCGTCGACGGCGACCTGAGCGGTCGGGACGTTCGGGTCGTCGATCATCTGGTTCTGGAACTTCACGTCGGCCCCTCGTAGGTGGTGCTGACGACGGGGCCGACCATCTCCGGCTCCGGCGCGATCTGGAAGATCCACACGCCGTCTGGGTGACCGATCGACACGAAGCACCCGTCGACACCGAACGTCCACTCGATGTATCGGTTGACGTCGAAGAAGGGGAGGAGCATGTCGGCGAGGTTGTGCTCATACATGACATAGATGAAGGCGAAGTCGGCGAGGCTTCGGTAGTCGCCTCGGTACTCACGCTCGAACGTCTCGGCGGTGACCTCGACGTCTTCATCCTGGAACCGTGCCCACGCTTCGAGGGCGGGCCAGTCGTCGGCGGGGATGCGTTCTCGGGCGTTCATCAGAACGCACCTCCCACCAGCGGCTC